TTAACGTACTTTGTCGAGTGTAATTCTGGGCCATGTTTATCTCCTACCTGATGGCATATAATCTATGTAAAGGCCATTGATTGCGTATGGCGCTTTAGTATCTGTACTTGTAATTCTAAAACTTACTGTGTTTCCGCTGCCTTCTACAGGCTGTCGAACCATTGGGTCGTTACTAGCGCCAAAGGTTGCTGTACCAAAAACAGCGCTACCGAAAATCGCAGGAAGCGGCACAGAGTCCAGAACATAATCTGGAGGCTGTGGAATATCTGTGTCTTCGTAATCAAAGCGCATACGAAGTGTTGGTTGAATCTCACCTTCTGGGCTAAGAGACAACCTTGCGTATTTAACTGTTTTGCGTGTACCAATATCACCAAAGTCAAAGTTTGGTGTCTGATAAATAGCTTCTATGTTTGAAGATACACCAGCCGAATTAAAAGAATCGCCTGTATCATGATTATAAACATATCCATCTTTATCACCATGAAAAGCTTTTTCAACTCCATTGTTGTCAAATCCTGTTGTGAGTCCCATAGCCTGAATGCCAAGCGTTTCAGACCATTCAAAACCATTAGGTGTAAACGTACCTATAATTCCTTTAGAAACAAGTGCGCCCGATGTTATGTCTGTATAAAACAAACGATACTGAGACTTAGAGCGAAGTACACAACTATCAATTCTAAAAGTATTAATTAAATTTGCTATGTCTCCAACAATACTTTGAATTTGTCGAGACACAGAACTTAACTCAACGTCACCAATACGGGCTGTACCAGCAATAGTACGAATACCATCAGGACTCAAAAATAAAAGGTCGCCACCAACTTCTTGAATGCTATAGCCCGATAAACAACCTACGTTTTCTGTAATAGGATCGATACGTATATTAGAAGGATCGTTAATGTTTATAAGCTTGTGAATGCTATTCTTAGCAAATACAATCAAATCAGTACGAAATCCACGAATGCCTTGAACCTGATCTGATATAACTACTGAGCCAGCACCAGTACCTGTAAAGTTATCAGGATCGTTGTAAACACTGTAGTAAACTGTATTTAAATTATTTTCTACACCTGCTGCAATAAGATGGTGATCGTGATTGGCTATGTACTTAACGCCGTTAGTACCATCTACTGTAATTTCAAACGAAAAAAATGTACGAGTTGTTAGTGCGCCAGTACCTTCCATACGGAACGAATAAAGCTTGTTAGCACCGTCTGCAATGATCAACTCGCCATAATCAAATGTTGCACCTTCAAAAAGCGCAAACGAGCATTGACCTTGACCTGTACGTGCTAAGGCGCTGCGGCTAGTAAAAGTGGTATAGTTATCACCACCATTAGCCACGCTACTTTTATTAATTTGTATCCACGTTGAGCCATCAATACTAAAATGTATATCAGTACCTGAGCAGACAACCACACCATCGCCATACACAAAAATCCCAAGAATGTCATTATCACTATTGGGACGTGTATTACCATACTGCGTAAAGCCATTAATACGTCGATAGCCACCATCAGGATCTACCTCAAAGTTTCTAAGGCGTGTAGCAAGTCCGGGCTGTCGAAGCATTTCAAGCTGGTTGAGGTTGGTGTTTAAACCACCTCTACATGAAACGCCAAAGGGCTGAGACATTTATACAAACCTCACGCGATCTGTTTTCATATAGTTAGGCGTTGGACTCATGAGGTTTCCTTTCATAAGCTTTAGGCCACGCTTATAATCTTCTAGTGCAAATGCCGCAGCTTGCGAGCTTTCTTTAAACTGATGAATGTAGTATCTAGCTCTAGCAAGCAATACAGGTTTATAAATATTTGGGAAGACAATTTCATCCCCGTGTGCGCTTAGTTCTGTTGGTAAATTGTATGCAAAGAAATAAACACGATAAACTTTATCTGGAATCGGACTTAGTCCAAACTTACGATTGTCTGGGCTAATAATAACTTTGCTAGGCTCACC